TGTTCTACAAGACTTGCATTATATGTTTTAACTTTTTTACCTTGTATCTTTGCCTGTATTTTAGGAAGTCCAGCAAATGCGTCAGAGTTCCATTTTAATCTAACTGCTAAATAACAAAGACCAGATAATTTATGATTACTTCCCCAAGATGATAATGTAGATAATAAAGATGATGCTGATTGACCATCAGTTCCAAAATGTGGTTCTAATCTAATTAAACTTTCGCTATCTTTATAAAAATTAGCATCAGAACTATCTACTTCAACTTCTGTTCCATCTGATAAGCTAGATGCAAATGTAACTATTTTATCATCTACTCTAATTTCAGTTATATCGTTTATTTCTCCCTCTGCCATAACGATAGCCATGTATAAGTAAGTGTTATCTGTACCAGAAGTTTCCATAAAAACTCTAGTTCCCCCTGTAAGTCTTTCTCCATAAATTACAGGAATGTTTGCGTCATTAGATTGTTTATTAACTAATAATCCTCTTTCAAAATCATCAAATGAGTTAGTTCCAAAATCTTCTAATTCAGGAACTTTTGGTCTTAATATCCAAGATAAAAATAAACTAATCCCTAATGCAAGAAAAGGATTAATTGGTATTTTTAAAATTTTAACTACAGGAGAAAAAACTTTTCCTACAACACTTTTCCAACCCATTATGCTCTACCCCACTTAATATCTAATACAGTTTGTGAACTAAAATCCATTCCAACATCTGTGCTAAAAAATCTTTGTTGTGATACATTGTTTGTTTTACGACCATTCTTTTTTTCAAAATCTGCCCAATGAGATACAATAGATAAATTAACTACACTATCTTTTTCTGATTCTTGTATTCCAAAACTTTCTATATGACCTTTATATAAAAGAAATGGGTCAGATATTAATGTATTAGAATTATTTAAAAAACCTCTATAAATATCTACTGTGTCGTTTGTAACATTTTCATTTAAAACTACTGATATGAATGTTTGGTCTGCACCAGATAATGATAAACTTAAACTAGCTTTAGTTAAATCTGTTTGTTCAGTATGATTAGATATACCTAATACAAAATCACTAGAAGAATAGGTAACTGATGAGCCTGAAACTGATGATGTTAGATCAAATGAGCAATCTGTTATATTAATAGGAGTGCTAAAACCAATAGTAATAAGATGAACAGGCCTAATATCATTAGTCGCTAGTTCGTTCTTTATCGCTGTTGTTAAGGCTCTCGTCATATTTCTCGTATGTTGTTCTTATTAACTTTTCGCTTTGTTCTACCATAATAAAGCTAAAACTTCCATCTGGAATAGTATTTTGTTTTAAATTGTTTTTTTCTGAATCTATTTCAGTTTCATCAACAACTTTTTCTGCTAGAAAATCAGCAGTAACATAATGCCTTACTAAATATTTTGTCATCTATAATGATTCTTCTACATCAAATTCAAATTGATATAAAGCATTACCATCTTTATCTGCACCAGCTACACCAAACTCTTGAACATCATTTGTTAAGTGAACTGTAAATGTAACATTATCATAAGTTATATCTGATGAAGAAACTGCTGTAGTTAAAGGTGGCTCAATATTTAGAGTGCCTGTAGAAATATCTGATTGATCTGCAACAACCATATAAACTTTAGAATGATTAGCAAATTTAATCATATCTCCAGCTTTTAAAGTTCCTGTGCCTGTACCACCTAATGTTATAGATGTATCTCCAGCACTTGCTGTTCCATGAGGAGTACCACTAGCAGTACCTCTAGCATCTTCTACTTCTGGTGGGATTATTGTAAAGTTTTCTTTGCCTGATCTTTGTTTAATTATAAAAGCCATAAGATCGCCATAAACATCACTTCTTTTTGCTGTAATTACTCTAGCAGTAAATCCCCATCTTTGACCATCTATTTGTCTAGCAAGTTTCTTACCAGATACAGTTTTTGAGATAATAGTATTTTGAATAGACTTTATTCCTAAAGATTCAAACTTAGCAGTAGATATTGGAAAAGCACCTGACATTAGATTAAGTTTTTACTCCCTCTTTCATTAACTGCGTTATTAATTAATTGTGTAATAGTTCCTCTTGATCTTACAAGTAATTCTTCAAAACCAGAAGCATCTACTGTGTTGATATTAAAATTAACTGTAGTAGCACCACCATTTCCTGTGCCTCTAGCATTTTGTGTTATTTGTCCTGTTGAGTTAGGTATAAACATTTCTGGACCATTTTCTCCAACCACATAAGGTTGTCCTTTAGATACTGCACCACCTTTAGCCATACCAAAGAAACCTTTTAGTGAGCCTAATCCTGATAATGCGTTTGTTGTGCTTAACATAGCTTGTTTTTGTTTTTCTCTTGTAATTAATTTTTCTATTGCGAGTTCAACACTTTTTCTTGCAAGTATTTCTATTAATGCACTTAAAATTTTAACTCCTAATTGTTGTGCCATTTTCTTAAATGATTCTGATAATTTTTCTCCTAGTATTACTGATCGAGCAAAAGCATCTGAAAAATTTTTAATTCCACCACTTAAACTTTTACCTATTGTTTGACCTATAATTGATAATTTACCTTGCATATCATTTATAACTGTTTCATTTGCTTCTCTAAAAGAGATAAAAACATCTTTAAAGTTTCTATCTATTGCTTCAGATAATGTTTCCATTTTTGCAAATTTTTTAACTAATTCAGCATCATTATTTCCTTTATCTTCGTCAGGTTTTGGTGTTTCTTTTCCATTAATTAAGCCCATAAATTCTGCCGCTACTTTTAATTTAGCAATAATTATATCTAAAGAAGCAATAGTGGCTACTGCCGCACCAATTAATAAATTTTTTCTAACTGTTGCGTTAAATCCTAACATAGCACCATTCGCAACTCCTATTGCAATTGCTAAATTATGAAAAAAAGAAACTACTTTTAAAGCTATAAATATTCTAAATGCAACTGTTATTGCATCTATATTGTCTTTTAAAAATTTTAAAAATTTTGCTGTTCCACTAATTGCTGTACTTAATCCTGAGCCAATCATTAAACCAAATTCTGCTATTTCTTTGCTATTATCTTCAATTGTCTTTTTTAAATCTCCTAAATTACTTTTTAGTGTATCAAAAAAACCTTTAGAAACTCCTACTTGGAAAATAAAAAAAGCATCTTTTAAATTAGAGATTGTTCCAAATAATGTTTTAGAAAGTTCTTCCATAAGATTTCCAAACTCTCCACCTTTTCCAAAGGCTTTATTCATTATTTTAATAGTGTCCATAGCATTAACACTAACACCAGCTTTAAATCCAGCCATACCAGCAACACCTCTTTCTTTTAGTGATTCTGCCGCCGCAATACCTGTACTAAATGCTTTTTGAATTTGAAAAGATGCAAATGCAAAATCTCCACCCATTTGTGCCGCTACATTACCTGTAAGTGTTAGTAAATCATCAAAACTTAAACCAGCCGCTTCTGCTTGTTTTCTTACAACTGCTAATGAAGTTACACCTTGTTGAATATTTTTTAATTCAAATGGAGTTGTTGCCGCAAATTTTGTTATTGATCTTAATGCCTTTTCTCCCTCTTGTGCAGAACCAAATAATGTTTTTAATTGTACTGATAGATTTTCTACTTGTATTCCAGCATCTATGAATCCTTTAACAACAAGTCCAGCACCCAAACCTATAAAAGCATTTTTTAAATTAAATACAGATTGTTTTAATCTTGATAAACCTTTTTGAACATTACTTAATGCCTGTTTGGATTTATCCTTTGCTACTATGTCTATATTAAGTTTTTGATTTGCCATTATTTTAAATTCCTTGCTTCTGCTAAAGATTGTTTTGTTTTATACTGTTCTTGTTCTTTTTTCAAGTAAGCTAACCAAAGATTATAATGGCTAACAGGCATATCTAAAACTTCTTGGATTGTGATGTGTAATCTATCGGCAACAACTAAAAGCGACCTTATTTCAGGTTCGCTATCTACTTTTTTTCGGCTTCCTCAAAGCTAGTATCTGCAAGTATTTTATTTGAGATTGTTGCAATAACATTTGAATCAGCTTTTTTTCTTAATGCAAATTTATCTTCTGGGCTAAAGGCTTTTATCATATCACCTTTGTCATTTTTAACTAACAATTTCATTATAAGTAAATCAACAAGAACAGTTAAGTCTTGGAAATTACTAGACTTCTTAAAGATAATGTTTTTTTCTTCAAGGGTTAATGGCTCTGAATAGAATACACTAGCCTTACCATGCTCGTCTTTCCACTCCTCAACTTCAATAGTGATAGTTTTAAGAGTTTCAAAATGAGATTTAACTCTATCAATAACTGACATAAATTAGAATTATACAGTACCTACAGTTAAAGCGCCTGTACCTTGAAAAGTAACAGTTCTTGAAACGATTGCGTCCATTGAGTTATTAATACTCATACCAGTAACAATTCCTGTTCCTGTGTAACTTGCATCTCCTGAATCATTACCCTCTGGTAATAAAACAAATGAGATAGAAGAACCAGCAGTTAAAGTTTCTTGTTGAGCATCAGTTTCGTCAAAGTGCATTTCTAATGTACCAGAGAATGATGTTCTGCCACTAACAAATGATTTAGTTGCATCTGTTAAAGCTGTATCCTCTACTACATCTCCTGTTGTTTCAAGTGTGAATGATGTTAGTTCCCCAACAGCAGTTCCACCAGCTGTTACAACTCCTTCTTTTCCGTGATGTGTTGCCATGTCTTTTTATCCTTGTTAGATTTTGGTTTATTTTCTTTTTCTTGCTTATAGCCTAGTCTTAAATAATGTTCAAGGTTAGATTCATTTATAATGATCTCTGAGTTACCTTTATATAATTTAATATCTTTAGCCATAATGCTCTTTTATTAGTTTTCTTCTTCTTCGTCAAGTTCATTGAACTCATCTAGTTCAGGAAAATCTTCTATACTTTCGCCATCTTTATAGTTGTCTATTTTTTTTCTACAATCCATAATCATTAAAGAAATTTCATCTACTAGCTTTTCAACATCATCTAGCTTATTTTCTAGTTTATCTATTAATTGATCTGCTTTAGCCATTATGGTGTTCCTGATTGAAATTCATACATACATCTTATTGTCATTCTAATGCCACCAACAGGAAATAAACTACCCTCGTCAGTTTCTACTTGAACAACCTCTGAATCAAGTGCATTACCATTTCTAGTAATATCAGTTTCTATTGCAGTTTCAATAGCTGTTATTAATTCATTTCTTTTAGTATCTATATTAGCTTCTGCACCCTTAACAAAACCTAATATTAAAAAATCAATAGTG